CTTCGCAGTATCCGGGCCCTCCGCCTGGCTTGAAATGCCAGAGGCAGAGAGCCCTGATGCGTTTTTTGCAGCGTTGAGCAGCATCTGCTGGAGGGTCAGCTTCTGCAGGAACTGCTCGCCCACGGGGAACAGGTCCATCACCGCGATGATGTTGTCGCGGATGACCGGCGGATCGTCCTCGATGCCGGTCCAGGCGGTGACATGCCGCGCCGCCAGTTCGTAGACGACTTGGCATTGCAGGAAACCGTCCCGCTCTTCATCGTTTTCCAGGTTGGGAAGGCCGTCGAGCGGCAGGCCGGATTCCTTGCGATCGCGGACCTGGGCTTCAACGGCCTCGACCCGCCGCCGCGCAGTCGCCTGGCACGCCGCCATGCTTGCCGTGGTCAGCGGCTTGACCGTGACCGTGATGCCGTAGGGCAGTTCGATGTCGTAGGGTTTGCTCGGTTGCTTGAGGGAGATCATGCGTATTGCGTCCCGTCCAGATCGTTGATGAGGGTCACCGTCAGCATCCGCCCGGCGGCATCGTTCTTGGCCCCCTGGAAGTCGAAACTAGCCTGCACGCCGCCCGGCCCGTCGATGGCCAGCTTGGGCTTGGGCAGGTAGACCTCATGGGCGGTGAACAGGACCTTCGAGGAGCCTATGGTGTAGCCGAACTCCAAATCCACCGGCGTGCCGCCGGCGGCATCGTCGATCAGGCCGGTGTCGGCGAAGCGCACGTCGATGCGCCCCGTCAGCGCCGCCACCGTCGGATCGGCGCCCTCGATTAGCCCGTCGGAGCGAATGGTTTCGATCTTCTCCAGGTTATTGGAGTAGGTGAGCGAGCCGGAGGTCAGGTTGCCGACCGGCTGTCCGGCCTTAGTGATGGAGCCCTGGAACTGGCTGATGCGCGAGAACGCCAACGTCGTCGGCGTCCCGCCCTGGGATGAAGTGAACCGGGTCTCGCCCTGAGCGATGGCGTTGACGGTGGCCGCCGCCGCGCCCGAGCGCTGGAACTCCAAGGCTATGGAGTTGAGCATGACGCCGGTGTGCATGAAGAAGGCCGGCACCTGGGGCATGCCGACCTCGATGGAATAGCTGGGCAGGACGTCGATGCCGGAAACAAAGACATGGGATGATCCGCCGCCGGTGAGCGTCGATCCGCTGACCGTCGCCGCCGACGCCGCGAGAGTGAAGGCGTTGCCGGCGGAGCCCGCCGTGTCATGGGTTACAAGAAGCCGCTGGGTGCTGGCCGGGCGGCTGTAGGTGGCGTCATCGATGTTGACGTCGGCGGAGGCGTTAAGATCAGTGACCAGCTGATCGATGGTCTGGGTCGCCGTCGTCTGGATCTGGGTCTCATCGCCGGTGGGCGCACCGGAGACGAACGTCCAGGTGGTGCCGCCCAAGGTGATGGTGTCGCCGTCGGACGGGTTCGCCGCAAAATCGATATATCCCGTCGCCGCAACCGCGCTTGACGTGGGATCGCCGAGCAACCCAGTCAGCCAGAAGCCGAGGTAACGCGGATCGACGGGGACGACGATGTCGCCCTCGTCGTTGATCACGTCCTGCAAGGGGGCCAGGGGATCACGCCCCTGGCCAAGGACGGGATCGTCGATCAGCCCTTGCTCGGATCCTAAGGAACAGCTGTTGAAGGGGATGCGCACGTAGTCGCCGGACGCCTGGCCGCCATAGGCGCTCTCGCGCTTGAGCAGCAGCGTGGCGCTCGAACCATAGGCTCGGGCCATGATGTTAACTCCTTAAAGTTTGTTGATGTTCAGCCCAAGGAATCAACCAAGGGGGCTGTCGGTCTCGTACTCGACGGTCACCGTAATCGTGCCGTGCTTGATGGCGGGGGCGCCGGTTACGCCTTCCGTGTCGATTTCCGGACGGCCATAGGTCATGCCGAAGGCGAGCCCGCCGAGGGTCGGGTCGGACTCCAATGCGGCTCCCACCGCCTGCATCAGGGGATCGAAGGCGGCGTCGCGGAGAGCCGCGTCACCCTCCTCGACATAGAGTTCGATCTCCACGTCGTGGCTGTAATAGGCGCCGCCGAAACCGCCCAACGCCGTGTCCGGCTCTCCAGGATTGCCGTCGCGGAGCACAATCAGACCACCCGCCGGGATGCGTTCGGGTACCGCCGTGTTGCGCTCGATCTTGGCGTTGGGCGCGGTCTCAAGGAGCGCCTTGATCGCTTCAAGTGCCTGTTCGGGTTTGCTTGACGGCAAGGGTCACTCCGTTCTCATGTGCTGCTGGATCAATCCCGGCAACTGTCTCTCCCAGCGTTTGATCTCGCGTTTTACATCCAGCCGCTTTTTCAGCCTCACCTGCGGCACCATGATGAACATGACCACCGTAGCAATGCCCTGTTTCATGCGCCCGGTCTTGGTGAACGCCCCACCCTTGGCGCGGCGTCCCGTCCGTCCCGACTTGTTGATGCGAACCCCGTCCACCACCAGGAGCGACGGACGTCCGCGCCGGTAGACGAACCGCAACGGCCCGAAACGATGTTCCGGGAAGTTGGACGGGTTTATCCGTTTCCCTCCAACCCCACGCTTGGGGGCCTGCTTCGTTGGGATGGCCAGCCAGAACCCGGACTTGCTTTTGATCACCGCCCCCTCGTCGAAGGTGCGGATAATCTGGGGTGCTTTGGACCAGACCATGGCGGCGGCGTTGTATCCCTTGTTGGGATAGGTGCGGTCCCGCCAGGTCCGTGATAAACGCGCGCCGAGGCCCGCCGAGACCACTTGCTTGCGCAAATCGCCTTTGAGCCCACGTCCGGCCTCCTTGATCCCGGCGGTCACGGCCTTGGAAATGCTCCGCATTTCCGCTTCCATTCCGGCCATGATGGAGTCGGTGACGGTGGCGGCGAGCTTCACGCTGGCCTCACATCAAGACTCCACACCAGCCGGTCCGGATCGCGGCGCTCCGGTTCTCCCTGGATGACGTAGTCGGCGCCGTCCACCGTCAATCGATCCCCGGGTTGCGGTGTTGCAACCTCGGATGACCTAACCTCGAACAAGGCGGTCTCGGTGAGGACGCGGGTGTCGCCGAAGCCGACGATCTCGTCGGGACGCCTAGCGATCGCCCGGACATTCACAGCCCCGCCGCCGTCGGGTGTGTAGACGGCGTCGACGCCGAAGCGGGCGAACACCGTGTCGACGGCGGCGGAGAAGGCGTTCACCCGCGATCCCCTACACGGTGCCGTTTAGCCGCACGATGACCGTCGCGTCTCCGGACGCCGCTGCGACGGTGGCGGCGCCGATCAGGGTGTTGGCGGTGGCCGTGGTGGTGACGTTCTTGTTCGTATTGTCCCAGTAGACCTTGGCTCCCTGCGCAATAGCCCCGGTGGCCTTGGGCAGATCGAATACGCCGCAGGTCTGAACCTCGACATTATCGTTCTCCGCCGCGTCGCCGGCGGCGATGCCGAACAGGCTGCCGACGAGCACACCATCGCCGCTGGAAACCCCCCCGGTGGGCGCGGTCAGGGTCAAGGTATCGCCTTTTTGGATAAAGTTCTTCATGGGTTGTTCTCCTCGTAATCAGGTTATGGGACCGGGTCAGACACCCGGATTCTTGTGCATGCCGCGCCAGTCGATGGCCTTGGCCCCGAAGTCGAGGCGGGCCTTGACCTCGATGCCGTCGACGTCGAAGCCCATGCGGGTCTCGATGTAGACACCCTCCTGGCCCTCGAGATACGCGTACTCGATGGTGTCGATCGCGGACGGGCTGGCGAACAGGTACCAGGGAACGGCCCCGGACGCCGGGTCGAGCCTGGGTTCGGCAATTACCGCCAGGGAGCGGATCGATTGCGGCACTACGTCGCCGCTCTTGGCCGGGACCAGGTTCTGGGCGATGATCTGCTCGGCGGTCAGTTCCAGGGTGGAAGGCACCACCAGAAAGGCGGGCCGGATGTTGAGGATGGTTTTGCCGTCCAGGCCCACCTGCTTGGCCATGGCGGCGCGGGCGACGCCCAGGTTGGCAACGTCGAGCGCCGTACCGGTTCCGGTCAGGTTCTTGTGGCTGGCGTGGAACAGGGCCTTGGTGTCGCCCATGGCCGGGTTGGAGGTGATGATCCCCCAGACCACGTCGCTTTCCAGGGTGGCGGCGGAAGTCCCGAACAGGGACGGGACACGGGTGAAGGCGTCGAGGTCGTCGTTGATGATCACCTGGCGGGTGATGCCGATGACCTTGCCGTAGGTCTCGACCCGGTAGCTCTCCTTGCCCTCGCCCATGGTTCCGCGCTTGAACTCGCCGTTCTCGGCGACCTTCTCGAGCTGCGGGGCCTCGCCCAACTGCAGACGGCGAATATCCTTGAAGTCGCTGGCGGACGCCCTCCTGGCGATGGCCGGAAAGGTGCGCGGCGCCGCCTGATAGGCGTCCCGCAAGGTCTTGTTGGTGACGGCGGCGAGGATATCCGGGAAGTCACTGGTAGAATGGAGCGCCCGCGTCGCGATCTCGTCGCGGCTGAGGCCTCTGACGCGGGTTCCGTCGGTCTCCAGGAAGGCGCGGGCCAGTTCGAGCAGGGAATAGCCCCGCCATTCGCGGGCCGGCTCGGGCAGGTCGAAGCGGCTGGGATCGAAGCGATGCAGCAACGCGCCCTCTACCGCGTCCCGCCGGGTCTGGCGTTCATCCATGCCACCCATGGTGATCTGGGAACGGGTTTCCGTTTGTTCGTCGCGCTCGGCGACGGCGTCGATCAGGGTTTTTCGCGCCTCGTCCAGCGGCATGCCGCGTTCGACCAAACCCTCGGCGACGGTGCGCTCTACCCCCAGCTTTCGGGCAGTCTCATGGATGCCGGCGGCGCGGCTGCGTTCCTCGGCAACGGCGCGCTGGGCTTCCGCCCTCGCGTCGGTGTTGGCCTTCGCTTTCGGCTCGGCATCGGCCTTCTCGGCCGCCTTCTTGCCGGCGGCAGCATCCACAGCCGCGCGCTGTTCCTCCTTGGGGGCCTCTTCGGTAACGGTGACAGTCTCGGTATCGGAGCCCGAGCGCGTTTCCTCGACAGGCGTTTCGGTCTCCGGGGTGTCTTGATGTTCCATGGTGTTTTCTCCTTGCATAAGTAGGGGGGTAGAGTTCTGCGATCTGGTGATCAGGCGGCAGGGTTGCGGATCCCGTGAGACGGAGCGGAAGCCGGCGTCCGGATCGGCGCCGATGGGAACGGCGGAGAGTTCCGCCGGAGTCCAATCGACGGCGCGCCAGACCGGGACCTTGCCTTCCTCCTCGGTGATCTCGTAGGCGCGGACGCTGTAGCCGACCGAGACGTTGCGGATGATCCCGGCACGCACGTCCCGCCAGACCGGCTCCACATCGTCGCGCTCGCTGAAGCGCACGAGAGCCTTGCCGACCGGAGAATCACCTTCCTCGATCCAGGCCCGCTCGACGACGCCGATGACACCGTCCAGAGACCAGGCGCCGTGGGTGTCGAGCAATGGCGCTCCACCGTTGAGGCGCGACAGGTCCACATGCTCGGGGTCCAGGGACAGGACCTCCTCATAGGCCTCGCCGGTCATGCGGTCCCGGCGCGGGACACGGGCCCCGGACGACCAGACCACCTCGACGGTGCGGGCCTCCTCATCGGCGCTTTCCGGCAGCATGCTTGCCATCCGGGTCTGCATGGGCAGGTTCACTTGGTTACGCTCAGAGCTCCGCTCAGGAGCCGTCGCTGTTTGGGCCATTCTCTTCTCCTTCCTGATAGATTTTTGCCGCGCCCGACTGGGTCGCTTTGCGCGGATCGCTGTCCAGCACCAGGCCCAGCTCGTCGAGCCTGGCGTTGGTGTCGGCGATCTCGGACAGGACGTCGGACGGGTCGTAACCGTTGCGCGCGATGGCTTCCTTCAGGGTCATGAAGCCGGACCTCACGGACATGACGTCGGCCTTGGCGTCCTTCAGCGGGTCCACAGCTTCGAACCGGGGCGCCGTCCACTCGACGCCGAAGTCGCCGGCGGGCAAACCGTCCACCGCCTGGGCTGTTTCCACAAAGCGCCGCCACACCGGGCTGCAGAGACCGGGGATCAGAACCTGTCCCTGCAGGGCCTCCATGCGGCGGCGGAACTCGATCAGCCCGGCCCGGATGCTGGAATAGTTGACCTGGCTGAGGTCGCCGGTGAGCAGTTCGTAGGTCAGCCCCAGCCCCGACGCGATGGCGTGGAGCTGGAAGCGCATGTACTCCGGATAGCCGCCGCTCGCCGCCGGGGCGGCGAAGCGCACGTCCTTGCCCGCCGGCAGGTATTCGATCATGCCGGGCTCGAAGGCCTCGATCCGCCGGCCGGCCTCGTCTTCGCTGACCTCGCCCAGGGTCTCGCCGTCGTCGGCATCGAGGACGAAGGCCGCGAAGCAGGCTTCGATCTTCTTGCGGACCAGTTCGGCATCGTCGTATTCGTCCAGGTCCCGCATCTTGATGATGACGGGGGCGAACCAGGGAACGCCGCGCTCCTGACCGGGGCGCAGGCGCTCGAACACATGGCAGACGTCGGCGGCAGGCACTCTCTTGCTTTGCAGCGAGCCCCGGCGGAAGGTCGCGACCTCGCCGGGATGGACCGGGTAGAGCCAATAGGCAACGCGGCGTCCCAGCCGATCGAACTCGATGCCCTGGTGAATAAAACCGCCTCCCTTGGCCTCGCCGGAGCGCAGGGTGTCGAGATGGTCGGCCTCCAGCACCTGGAGTTGCAGGGGCACCGCCAGCCCATCAATGGTGCGCCGCGGCCTGAGACGAACAAGACACTCGCCGCTTTCCACCATGGCCCGGGCGACCAGCGCCTGCAGGCCGTGGAAGTCGGTCCGCCCGTCGGCGTCGCATTCGGCCATGAACCGGGTCCACAGCTTGTCGGCCCGGTCGTTGAGGGCTGCGTCGCCGGCCCGCGCGCGGGCCTTGAGGCCGCTGCCCACCAGGTTGCCGACCAGGGCGTTCACCCCCTTGGCGGCATAGGGGTTGTTGCGCACCAGATCGCGGGAACGGTCCCGGAGCCGGGGCAGGGCGGCGGCGATTTCGGCGTTGGAGCCGCTGCCGGGCGCCCTCCAGCCTTCGGTCCGCCGGCCGAGCTTGGCGCCTTCGTAGCCCCGGCGTAGGATATTCATCGCCGCTCGGGCGCGGGCACGGCGAAGGCCGGTGCGGGGCGAGAAGAACCCCACCGTTTGATCAAGCCAGTTCATGGAGTTCAGCCTTTGGAAAACGACGCCAGGCTGCGTGACGGCCGGGGCTTGCCGATTGCTGTGGCGATCCCGCGTTCAATCACCCGGATACGCCGGATTAGATCGGCTTCCGAGCCGTACTCCACCGTCCGCCCGTCGTAGGAAACGCGGAGCGTGCCGGAAGCGTAAGCCGCTTTCAGGGCGTCGAGTTCCGATTGCGTCCAAGTCATTTGAGCCAGTTTCCTCTGCGGTTGCCGAGCCAGTCACCGCGACCCTTGGACGCCGGGCGGGAAGGCCGTGTCTTCAGACTGGACGGGCGTTGTTGCTTGGTCTTGGGCGCCGGATCGCCGCCGAGCGAATCCCCGAGTTTGCGCCAGTGGCGTTCCTCGAAGCGATCCAGGCCGACCACGGTCGCCGCCGCCCGGGCGTAGACGTAGCAATCCAGCGCCTCGTTGCGTTCGCGCAGCTTGCGCCATTCGCGCACGGCATAGCCGCGCCGGTTCGTGGTGGTCACCAATTGCTCGGAACAAAGCTGCTTGCAGTACTCGGCGTCGACCTTGGGCAGGTGGACATAACCGGCGGGGCAGGATTCTCCGGCTGCCAATTCCTCGTCGGTCGGACGGTCCTTGCGCAGGTTGTTGAACAACTCCAGCTTGGCGATGCCTCCGGCCACCGAGCGCACCTTGACGCCGCGCCGGAGCCGCTTGCCGCCCGCCGTGATATCGACGGCGGTCGGCATGCCGACCAGGGCGGCGCCCCGTTCCACCCCCTTGATGGCCATGACCAGCCCGGCATGTTGGCGGCGGGCCCAGCTGTAGACCTCCTGGGTGGCGTAGCCGGAATCAACGGCCAGACGCTTGAGCGGCATCTGGACGCCGGAGGCATGGCTCCAGGTCTCCGACAGCATCTCTGTCAGTTCTTTCCACACCACCTCGCGCGAGGTGTCGCCATCGATCACCCGGTGCTCGATCAGCCACGACTCCTTGTCTCTTCCCCATGCCCAGATGGAAACCTCGATACGGTCCTTCTGAATATCGACGCCGGCGGTGAGAAGCAGGCCGCCCTC